GGCCCCAAGATAACCTGCAAAATAGTTTCCTCCCCAGATGCAGTGTTTTTCTGATAACGAAACGGCTGATATTAGGGTTGATCCTTCTGGCCGAGCCTTATCCCAATCCAGAACCATTTTATCGTCGTTAAAAATAGTTCTGGCTCCGTTCCAATTGTGAACGCCTTCATGTCCGGTTTTGAATATCCCGTAAGGTGGATCGGTTAGAAGCAACCCCGTCTTGGGCAGGTTAGGCATGATTCCACGACAATCCCCATGATAAATCACGATCCCTTTCCCGTCATCGTAGTAGGGCTTCACAAATTCTCCTCCTTCCACGCCTGTTCAGCAATCCGTTCCTGTAACCGATCCGCTTTATACTCAGCGGCAATTTCCCGATCTTCCTGGCTGGCTTCGGAAGCAGCTTCAATCATGGCATCTGAATCAAATGGCTGGTTGCAGTTCGGACAATCGTCGGGATCAAAGTCCGGTCCTTCTTCCGGGTAGCAATGCTCTGGTGGACCGCTTATTTTAGCAGGCACGAACGGATAGCATTTGACGCTGGTTTTGGTGCCGCAGTTAGAGCACTCCTGTTCAATAATAATCAACTTCATATCATAATCTTCTTCTCTCAGTTCAAGACATGGAATTGTCGTTTACCGCACCCGAACTGCCAAGATTGTGACACGGCTTTAAAATAGTTGCAAGATTTATTTGACACTTTTTGCACTTTGTGATAAACCTTAGATCAGATGAAGATTGACCCGCGCAGAACAGTGAGATTGAACCCGGATAATACCCGCCGTATCCGTGCGCTGACGGACAAGTATCCGGTGTTCTCGGTCAACAAGATCGCCAACATCGTCCTTACGCTCTCCCTGCACCTGTATGAGCGCAACAGCGAGAAGCTGTTCAGGAGGGGGAAATGACCCGTGCCGAAGCCCAACTCCTCTGGCCCGTTATCCAGGCATGGTCTGAGAGCAAGACCATCCAGTTTAAGGTGGATGAGGCTGATTCGTGGCGGGATCTGGCTGATCCTGATCCGGAATGGAACGGATGCTTGCAATATCGCATCAAACCAATGGACGAATGAACCAATGGCGCATCGGCCAGGACGGCAAGGCCCATCTGATTATCGGATGCGATCCCGGCGCAAGTGCGTGGGTGGCGGTCTGCGAGGCATTGATTACCGGCTCTGTCCGGTCCAAGACCGAAATCAGGTGCAGTAAATGCCGTAAGCTTAGGCGGAAATGAACGAACCAAAGACAGCCGAGGACTACGTGCGGAGAAAAACCCGAACATGAATATCGACAGTTCCATTTATTCCTCCTTATCCAGCATCGCTCGCATTTCGTGTTTGACCCGTTCCTCGCTGGCGATCAGCCACTCTCGGGCCTGACCTCTGCGAGCGCACCAGTTTCCCCTGCCGTGAGCGAATTGAAGCGTGTCGCCCGTGCCGTCGTCAGCCATTCGCGTGCAAAGGATCTGAACGGTGTCGAAGTGCTCCGCGAGCATGTCGAGAGCCTTTAGAATTAAAGCATCTTCCTCGGGTCCGGTCATAAATCGGTCATGGTTTGGTGATCTGGACACAGTTCTGGCGCTCCGTCGCTGATGCGGGTTTCGCATCCCGGCATACCGCATTTGTGGGATTGGTCCACTATCTTCCCTTCCGACTTTGGCTGGTCTGGGTGAGGTTGAACTCGAAGCATAGAAAGTAGATCGGTTGCATCCTTGGCGGCCTTTTCCACGACTCGGATCATGGCATCTTTGTTTGCAAAAACATTTTTAACGATGCACTCCTTCACAATCCTAATCAGCAATCCCGGCAACCACGTCAGAGGAACCCTTCCAAGCCAGCCGGTTAATTCCTCATACATCGGCATTTCCGAATCAAGTTCTCCATTTCGGATCGCTTTACTTCTTTCAAATGGATCAATCATAGTTGTGGGGCATTGCAGTTTGGATTTGGACAGTACAAGTGGATTGGAGTGTATCGGTCGTCGCCTAGATCCTTTTTAAGCGGAGTGCGGCAGTTCACGCATCTCGGTTTGTTTCTCGGCGGCTTTCCTGTTTTACGCTTCACGATTCGGCGCGTTGGCCCACACACGAATGTTAATGTTTTCATCTTGATTTTCTTACGCTTCATTTTACTCCTTCCACAAACCGTAAGTTTTTAGAAATGCCTCCGCCCTTTGTCTGGCATCGGCTTTGACCACCCTCGAAACACATTCAAGGTTACAGGCTCCGTTAATGTCGAAGTTATCCATCGTGCCCATGATTATTTTGTGAAGGAACAAGCAGAACTTCTGATGGTCTAGTGGTGACATTGTTAATTGAGCCTCGTGCATTGCATCGAGTGAATCTGGGAAGTTTGGGAGAGTGGCCATCATGCGGCCTTCCTTGTCGTGGTAGCACATCACCCCGCCGTGCACATATCGGTTGGTGTCGAATCCCAACTTTCTTGCAATCTCCATCCTAATTTCAGTATTAGTCATAACGAATCCTCCTCACACAGGCATTCTCCGCACAGGGCCCCTCCGCCACAGAAGTTGGTACCAGCGTTAATCCTTGCCCCACATCCATAGCGGATTTTTGAGACAACACTTCTCATGGATTTTCTCGGTTTAATCACAAACAGTTCAGCATCCGAATCCATCCAGAGAACGATCCTGATGAAGCTCTCCAGCGTCGGTATCACTCGGCCCTGTTCGATGTTGTAATAAGCCATGTGGCTGATGCCGATTTGGTCAGCAACAGCGCGGTATCCAAGCTTGCCACAATTCTCGCGTCTCTCGCGCATGGCTCGGATGAACTTCGAGATATTGAAAACGCCAGCGATGGATCTGGACGGCTTGCTGCTCATGGCCAATGTATATCACGCGATACCGACACGATCAAGAACTTTCGGATTATTCATAGTTTATGTCAAGCGAAGTTATGGAGAGGCGAGATTTGTATTGCGCTGCCTTTGTGCCTGTGCAAAACTGTTGCAGTAATGGAAATCAAAAACGCAATCATTGATTCAGTTAAATTCGATACGGAGCGGGGGCTGTCCATCTGGGTTTATTTGGATTACGGAGGTTCGGGACAAGGGTTTGGGGGTTATCTGCTTTATGCCCCCAAAGGCTGGAAGGCACATGAAAACCCCAAGAACTTTTGTGGCCATTTTATCTGGAGATTGTTTGAAATAGCCGGTGTATCTGAATGGGACCAACTAATCGGAAAAACTGTCAGAGCCAAATCCGATGACTTATCAGTTCAAGCCATCGGCCATATCGTGAAAGATGATTGGTTTGATCCAAAACTGGAATTTGCTTAAATCACATGAATATTTCCCGCCTCATCAAAGAAATCCGGCTGGCCCGGAAATGGCCCCTGCGCCAGTTGGCCGCTGAAATCGGAATTGAGTTCACGGCCCTGCACCGGCTCGAATCTGGCAAGCCGCTGGATCAGGCGAATCTGAGCAAGGTGATTCGGTGGTTGTTCTCGTGATATGAAGCCCTCCAAGCCAGTTAATAAATTTGACTCCTTGTGCCGGTCTATGCTTTCCGGTTTCTTTGTGCTCGGATGGTGCTCTGGAAGAATGGCCCGTATATCGGCAAGGGCTTATTATGATCGATACCGAAAACGTCTAATGAAACTGGAAGGTAAAAAGGGGAAATGAACGAGCTGTTTCAAATCAAGATCGCATTCAGCAAAGAGGCCGGGTCGTGCAATGTCTGCCGACGCTTAGGCGATTATCGGGTCTGGAAACTCAGAGTTCTGAACACTGAACACCGTTTCTGTGACGATTGCTTTATGGTTTTTTCTGAACAGGTGGATACTGGACTTAAAAAAGCCGTGGAAATACTCAAGGCCGAACTCGCAAGCGATCTTAGGAGGGGGAAGTGAACGAACCAAACACAGCCTGTGCATACGCCCACGAAGCAGAATGGCTAACTATTGAGGATTTGGAGGGGCTTTTCCGCCAAGCCATGTTGCAGGCGTATTCAATGGCTTGCGACGATGCGGCCAGACTCTGTGACGATTACGGTTCCGAAAAAATTCACCGCCTGAAGGCAGCGAAGAAAATTGAAGATTTCTGAATGAACTGCCCCAAGTGCAAATCAGATAAGGTCGAACGCTGCCGGGACAAGAACCGGGCTGGCGTGACCCTGCGCTATTGGTGGTATTGCACAGCCTGTTTCCACTGCTGGGATTTTGAATGAAACGCAAACACGATTGTTTCGGTTGCAGCAAGACCACTTGGAGATTCTGCCAACGATGCGCGAATATATTCCATGCCAAACTTGAATTGGAAAACGCCCGCCTCCGAAACAAAGTCAAGGCGCTGAAAAGGCATTTGAAGGAACTTGCTTGACTCCATGCCCCTCCCGATCCATGCTCTCTCCGCACCGTTACTGGTGTTAGTCCTGTTATTCAGTCTTGTTCTGCGCCTCCTTGTGGGGGCGCAGTTTTAGTTTATGACCAAGACCTTTTGTGACATCTGCGAAGGAACTCTTAAAGAGACGGCCTTTAATCGGTATCTAAATCTGCACAGCGCCAACGCCGGTAAATTCATCGGCACCCTCAGGTTCAAGGTGGATCATCCGGACGGGTTCGAGAACGGCCAATCCAGGATCGTCGAGAATGATGTGTGCGATGCCTGTCTCGCCAAGGCTTTGCGCGAGGCGGCGGATAAATTGTCCCAATGAGGCCCACCACCCACATTGCTATCCTGCGCGTGCGCCGACCCGGCAAGGGCCTAGGGCAAAGAACGACCCTGCGCCTGTATGCCCGGAACGGGGATTTCATCAAGGAACATCAGGGGCCGGCCTGTTACCGGCTGGCGGCGGGGATGGCACAGAGAGGGATACAAGTAAACAAACTTTAGTTTATGAAACAAATGGCTTTGGCCATAAACCCCGCTATTCCATTGGGAGAAATAGATTGCACTGCTATCGTCCGACTCAACTCCCTGCTGTCCCAAGGCTGGCATGTGAGGGACATGGAACACAATCCGACCGGAGGCATCCTGATAATTCTGGAGCGATCTGAGTCATGCGCCCACGAATCCATGAGCTACATTGGAAGTGTCGGAAAGGACCAATGGAGATGCAGTAAATGCGGGTACGTGACCCCGGTGCAGAATACGAGTTGTGGGAATTATCTGCCGCCGTCTAAGCCGAGTAATTCAACTGCTTGCTCGTCACCATCGACAAAGCCTTGCGCTTGAGTTCGCCCTTCCACTTCCCATCGTCATAAACCGAATCTTTGTTGGCGAGGCGACGAATGCCGAACCCGCGCTGGCGAGCGCCTTCAACTCCGATTGCTAGGCAGTCAAATAAATCAGGGGATCTGCCGCTTTTTTCCTTCATTTCCACCTTTGTTTCCACTTCGATCCGATTTGCACCAACTGTTTTCCATTCCCGGTAACAGCCCTCGATCATCACATCTTCAGTCATTCCTCGAAACTGGCCTGCCTCAATGACCATCCGGACGGAGTACCAAAGCTCTGTGATTTTCTTGGAATAATAGTCGCAAGCCTTTACGTCGATCTGTTCAGACACGGGCCGTTCGCTGGGCCTGCCTCCGCAGTCGATTGAGTTCACGTCCACCGACCAGAGTCGTGAGAATGCCGTGACTAAGCTGGTCCTCATACCGGAATCGAAGAAGAAGTTCCTTGGAGGAATGGCTTGGGATTCGCACTGCATCTTGGTGAACATGACGATCTGATCCTCGGGAGAATCGAAGTCGCTGGATTTGATCGGGATAATGGAAAGATTTATCAGGGAAATGATCTGCCGCTTATTGTTCACTGGCTGAGATTGATCAATGAGCACCTGAAGCGGGTCCAAGGCCGAGTTCTCAACGATTCCTTCTTCTCCAAATTCGAGCGTGATGAAAACGCACCTGTCACCACCCACAGAACGATACGCGGCATCAAGGCAGGCAATCTTGGTTCGGATCGTGTTCTTCCAGATGGGATCTTTTAATGCCCCATGCTTCACGCAAAGCTGACGGGTGATGACGCGGCGAGATCCTTGACCGCGAGGCATCATTCCCAAATTGAACATCGCAAATCGCCAATCATCACGGCCCCAAATCTTGGCGTCGTCCTCCATGTGCTTGCGTGTGATCAAGAATGGGAACGGCACTGGATCACCTTCCGGAACATCCATGTTGGGACAGTCGGCACCGGGGAATTGAATACACACGCCATCGGGCCAGCGAGTTTTCCAAGTCTTTGTCTTTGGGGTTTGATCAATTCCTCCATCCCAACCGCCAAGGTCCGTGTGAGGTTCGGCAAGCAGCCCGAGAGCGTCCGTCGTCTGTGACGGGTTTCCCATGCCGGTGATCTTAACGTCCTGATTAGCTTGGGACGCAATCGCATCAATAAACGTCTTGTTCAGAAGGCTCAATTCGTCACCGCAGATACGGACGCGCTTATTCTTGCGCCCGACAAAGCTGGAGAGTCCAACCACGGCAGAACCCTTCTTGACGGGGATACCCACCATTCCGTTTCGGAAGTCGCGCCCCTCGGTGGATTCGTCCCGCTTGTCCGTAACAAGGCGCAATCGGCCCTCAATTAGTTGGCCTGGAATCCAAGAATGTTGCTCTTTGGCTGAACGGTGAAGCTTCTTTATCTCTCCCCAGATACGATCCTCAAGATTCTCCATCGTATCCGAGCACACGATGACGGTTGTGCAAGTGGAGAAACAGTAATAATCCATCAAATGACAAATCGCGGCATCTGCCGTTTTGCCTGATGATTTCGGCCCCATGACAGCGATGTATTTATGCTTCAGCCAATTGTCTAGAAACAGGTCGAACCATCGGTGCTGCTCGAAATGCGGCCAAAGTAAGCGAATCGCTTCTTTGTAATGAAAAAAGCTTCCTTCTCCGGCTGTCTCCCCGTTCTTCTTTTTCCATTGGCCACCCGCAGCCACGACCTGCATCTCAATCCAGAGCGGGTGGGCCATCGTTGACCAAAACACGCCGTATTTTTGGAGTTTCTTGCCTTGGGTTCCTTCGAGTCGGGTTTTGAAAGACATTATTTGCTTTACAAACATGCCCAAGGTATTAGCAGTAATCAAGGCATATGCCTAAAACGCACGACTCAGACGTAACCCTGACCGATGGGAGCAATTCCTG